CGTCGTTAAATCACAATCTCACATCTTTGTCAACACTTCACCGAGCAGCCCCGCTCAGATCGTAGACAATCTTGCCTGCACGACGCGCCTTTTCGATGTCTTCCATCTTTGCTTCAAACTCTTTGTCAGACATCTTGTTGATCTGGCTCTCATAGAAGACGCCTTCAGTGTCTTCAATCGTCGGTGCTGTCCTGCTCTTTCGAGTATCAACAGCCATTGCAGCTTCCTTAGGATCAGCCTTCTTAGCCCTGGCAATGCCCTTGTCGGCCTTGTACAGGTCGATGGCTCTAGCGGCTGCACGAGCGTCATTCTCGTTTTCATACAGGGCTTGTTGAACCCATCGAGGCTGTTGCTCAACCCAGTCATGGAAGGCGTCATCTTCCTTAATCTTGTCAAAGTCAGGATGCAGCGCCATCAACTCAGCTTCAGCTTTGCTGCGTTGAGCTTGGTGTTCCATCTCATCCACCTTCTTCATCCGCTCTTCAAGCGAGGAAGCCTGTTCCTTGGCTTTCTTGATGGCAATGGTTTCTACAATTTTGTAGACATCTGGATACTGCTCAGCCCAAGCATTGAGTTCTGCTTCGCTCTTAGGCAGCTTGATTTCCTTCTTCGTAGCTGCTTCTAGCTGCTTACGAAGCTCATCCACCTGAGCCTTGAACTCTGTTTCAATCTTTTGCGTATGACGCCGCAGGTCTCCATAGCGCTTCTTAAAGGTCTTTTCTTCAGCGCTTGTGGGCTCTTCTTCCTCGGTTGTTTGCGTCTTAGGAGCAGGGTCTTCCATCTGCTTCTTCAGCGCTTCAAGCTCTTCTTCGTCTTGCTTAATCCTGTCCTCGTTGCTATTACGACGCATAGAGAAAGGCACAGTCTTCACCTGCACAGGTGTGGCAACAGCTTCAGTCATTTCTTTTCCTTGAATGTTGGGGCTATCTGTAGCAGACGCTATTGCGTCAGGGAAATAGGTAGCCAATACGCGACTTGTTGTTTCTTAGCTAGTTAGGTCGCTCCAGAGCTAGCTTGTTTTATTGTACGCTATTTAGAAGCAGCAATGCCTTTGCCACGTTGTTTCTTAGCTGGGTATTGGCGACGATTGACTAGACCACCTGCAGCGTATTCACCGCCGAATCCCCTAGTACCGCTACCGCCTGTGTCTCCACCAAAACCGCCGTAAGAACCGCTACTATCGCCAGAGGCACCTGCTGAAGATACTTGTGCATCAATAGCTGCTGCCCTACCAGCAGCGGCTGCTTCTGCAGCGCTCTTTCCACCAATGATGGCATTAGCTGCAGCCTGTGCTGCTGCTCCTTGTGCCACAGCGTTATACCCCGCTGCTGAGGCTGCTGAGGCTGCTGCGCCACCAGCAGTACCGGCTGCTACACCTGTTCCTCCTGGTCCAGTGGTTGCTGTAGGACCACCATATTGAAGCGATAAATTGTCTAAGGCAATACCCGCTGCTGCTTTTCCTTCTTCTGTATTAGGATCAACACCAAGCTCCTTAGCCATAGCATTGATGTTAGCCCTCCCAGCGATTTCACCAGCTTTATTCGTCAAAGATGCTGCAAGGTTCTCTGCCTTTGAAGCCACCAATCCCATACCAGGAATACCAAAGAAAGTACCAACAGCAGCAGCACCCTTAATTGCATTAGCAGACACCTTAGTGCCCATGTCTAAGTCAGACAACTGCAGAGATCCTCCTGGTCCTGTTCCTCGGACACCACCAGCATCTGTTCCTCTGCCATCAACAGCACCACTGGTATAGTCTGCTGCACTAGGAGCCGTAGCCGCTGCCGATGTCTTCTTCGCTTCGTCAGCAGCTAAGCCTACCTTCTGTGCTTCTTCCTGAGTCACTTGCTTGAAACCCTCAGGAATGGGTGTCATAGGCTTGCCATTGATGTGGGTGATGTACATCACTGCACCATCACTAGCTCTCTTGTAATAACGAACATCAAAGATAGGGTTCTTAGGAGCCTGAGTTAAATCGGTGCCGCTTTTGATGAAACCGCCACGCGCCATCATCGTCTCTGTCTGATCGTTGACATCACCTTTCTCGCTCTCAATCTCTCCTAAGATGTCATCAATCTCGCTCTCAAAGCCTTCGTCTTCATAGGTACTGTTGGACTCTTCACCAACCTCTTCAGCATTACCCATCTGACCAATCTGAGACATGCGCTCAAGGCCCTTCTTAGCCTCATCACGCATCTTCATCAGACGTTCAAGACCAATGAAGCGGACAACATCAGCAGGGATGACAAACTCACCCGGCGACAGCTTAGCGTCTACATCGTCCCTCACTTCTTCAGGAAGTGACCCTGTAGGCACTTCGTTGCCACTGACGGGATCAACGTTGGTGCCTCCTTCTTGGAAGCCTGGAATTTTACTTCTGCGATTGAGCATTTTGTATCTCTTCCTTCAATTGCTTTAGCCGTTTCAACGACGTAATAGATCCCTGTGCTCTATACACCTCTACCATGTTGTCTGTCTGTTCCATCTGCTTTCGTTGTAGCTCAATAGAATAATTGAGCATGTCATCGAATGCTTCCCACAGTAGAGGAGATGTCATAGGAACCATCTTCTTAAGCCAGGGTTTTTCCTTCATTGCATAGCCATCCCTTGAGGCACCTGAGGAGCAGCGCTGAAGCCTTGTTCACCAGGGCGAGCAGCAGCACCAACACCAATGTTTCCACCGCCACCACCTGTCATATCAGAAACAGGAGGAGCGCCACCAGGAGCAGGAGCGCCTTCAGCAGGCGCAGCAGGCGCAGGAGGAGGCGTCATCTTCTGGAGAATGAGCGCCTGCTTAGCTGCTTCATCCATGTTGTTAGACACCAAGTCAGGATCAAGATCCATGCTCTTAGCAATCTCTCTAACAATGTAGGGCAGCTTAGCAAACGGAGCCAATGTCGGGTTCTGAATGATTTGAAGGAACTGAAGCAGACGCTGGCTTCTCACCTCGTTCTGCATAAGGCTTTCTGTGCCTCTAGCCTTCACTTCCAAGTCGCCAACAATGTCCGTAGACGGATCAAACTGCATGTTGAAGGCAAAAAACGATTCTCCAATGGGTCTCAACAGATAGTCATCAAGGTTCTTAATCACTGTCTTGATGTTGCCGCTGGCAGCATTCATCAGCATGGAGATGCCAGAGGCTGTTCTACCGACACCAGTGACGCCTGTTTGTCCATGAGAGAACGAAGGAATACCAGTGGACTCATCAGCCAACACACGGGCTTTGTCAAACAACTGCATATTCTCTGCAGCCACATTGGGGAACTTAGTACCAAAGATGGCTTGACCAGGAGCACCACCTTGTCTACGGAAAATCTTCCCAGGATAGATGGTCATGTCCTGACCAGGCACTAGGTTGGTCTCATCCACTTCCAAGATGAGGTTGCCAGACAGCACAGCATTGTCAACAGCCATTCTCATGAAGCCGTTCATAAGCGTTTGGCTGTCGTCCATGTTCTCGGAGATGCCAATGCCAAAGAACGAGTAAGGGTTCAGTTCATAAGGAACAGCATAGTAGGGGATGCGTGAAGGCTTGAACGGGTTAAGAACAAGACGCAAAATCTTGCCCTTGCTATACCAGATATTGGCTTGTACTTCGACGCTGTCCTTGAGTTCCTTAGGAATGGCAATGTCGTTGTCTGCCAACATTTCAACACTGACACCACCCCAGAACTCCAACACTTCCCATCGCTCCACTTCAGCATTGGGGGTGTAGTCATTCAAATCGTCTTCCCAGTATTCCTTGATGTAGTTGGGACCATCTGAGACAAGATCATCAATGACGCTCTTCCTGAACATAGGACGCTTCTTCAGTCCCAGAAGCTGTGTCTTGCTCAGCTTATGGCGTTCAATGAAATAGCCAGCCTCTTCCATGTAGGTGGCATCAGGATCAGGATAGGCATTGAAAACGCTGACATGAGCCGTCTGCGGCATTGTCTTGACGATGGGGTCATATGAGCCGTCTTTGTCCCACCGAGCATATTCCTTGTCAACAGCAAACGGACCCTTCATGATGCCTGTACCAAACAACACCATCTCAAACGCTGTAGACCGCAGATGCTTGGTAGCGTTGCTCTCATCAAGCTGGTCCTTAATCTTCTTCTCCATCTTCTTAGCCGCCACCATAGCAGGGCTGAAGGTGATGGCTGTAGGGGTCATCCCTGGGCCTTCCTTGACATCAAGGTCACCAAAGGTGTTCTTAAGCGGCCCCAGGCGCTCCATAAGCGACTGAGGAGTGGCACCAGGAGGAAGCTCTTTGCCGTCACCTTTGTAGCCAAACAGAGAGCCTAAATCGGGCTCCTGCTTAGGCAGGTTAGCCGCTTGCGGGTTCGTCTCCACATGAACATGCTCTGCAACACCCTCAGGCAGCGCTGTAGGCTCCACAGACAAGGGAAAGCTGTTGTTGGCAAACAAGACATCAGTGATTTGTCCATACGCTGCCAGCGTCTTCACCTTCGTAATCTTCAGAAAGACACGGCTCTTCTCGCTGTCCGTGAACTTCATGTCAGGACCATAGATGCCTCTGTAGTTTCTATAGGCACGCAGCCAGCGCTCTTCATCGAAACGACGAGCAGTCTTAGAACGGCTAAACCGCTCTTCAACGAAGCTAGAAAGCGACGCTGCTCTGAACTGATTTGTATCAGGCAAAGCAATTGCTTTGTCGTCCGTAAAAGGTGTATCCATTTCTTTTGCCATGTTATTCCTACATCAATAGCCGAAACGGCTGTCAGCCGGGACAAAGCGCTGCTTAGTGTCGTCGTCAAAATCAAACACAGACTTGCTACGAGGACGAGACATCACGCCATATCGCAGAGCATCGTAAACGTGATCGTTAGCGTATTTCACATCAATGTCTTCAGGATTGTTCTTGTCCAACGGAATCAACGGAAGCTGCGATATAAGGTTTGTACAAGTGTTGAAGAACACCATACGAGGCTTGTCTGTGAACTCATCAAGCTGAAGACGCCTATGAAGCTCATTCTTCCCTGAGATGCGGCTACCAGCGCTTCTGTCTGACGGTCTCCATTTGCATCCCTTCAAAATCATTCGTTCTGCAATGGAAGGACCAGTGTCACCACGACGATGCCAGGTAGAGCTATCTAACACGCCATACCTAATCTTCTCTCCATCTTCAGCATTCAACACCATCACTGCCAAGTCTTCAGCAAGCACCTTGGTTACATATAGCTCTCTGTACACTATTAGTGACTCATCTGGAGCTACGGCGAACCAGAGCACTGCTGACCAACTACCGTAGCCGTAGTCACAGGCTCTGAAGCGAGGCCAATCACTAGGGATGCGATAAGGCTCAACAACATGAACACTCCGCTTAAATTCAGGAAAAGCCGCACCTTCTGCAATGTCCCAATCTCCGTATAACAGTTGTCTGCGTTGTGTTTCAGGCAGCGACAGCAGCATCGCTTCATAGTCGCCATTGCTATACAGATACGGATTATCTCTCAAAGTGGCAGGGATGAATCTACGCTTAAACAGCGGCTGTCCTGCCTTCTCATGTCCCTGTGGATAAGTGAGAGTGTCTCCAGTATCAATGTCTGTTGCCCAGAAAGGCTGACCAGGAGGCGCTGGATCAATGAACATCTTCTTCACCCACCAATGACCAGCATTACCTGGGTTAGTGGTTGCTCGCATATACACAGGAAGATCAGACGCTGCTGTACGAAGACGGCTTCGCATGTAGTTCCAAGCAAACGGAGAAGACCATTGGTTCAACTCATCGAAAGCTACATAGACAAAGCTCAAACCTTGGTAGCGCAACGCATCTTCATCTCTGTCAAGATAGGACATCCACAGTCTTCCACCGTTTGGATGCTGCCATTGCATCTTTCTTTCGCTCCAAACGATGCCAGGAATCACCTTTGGATAGAGTTCTTGGCTCTTCCAAATGAGTTCTCTGAGTTCTTCCGTTGTGTGACGAAGAATCAGACCAGAAAACTGCGGATGGGTGATGTAACGTAGTGGATCTACCAACAAAGCATAGCTTTTTCCACCTCCAGCAGCTCCTCCATACAACACTTCACGCTCAGGTGCTGCAAGAAACGCTGTCTGAGGGCCCGGATTTGGCTTGAATATGACGTTGTTTTCTTCTTCCAGCCCCTTTGGTATCTCCAACGTCTTGTTCCCAATCTCTGCTGAGCTGGACGAAAGGGTCTGTATCAAAGAACTCTGTTTTTTCGGCTTTTCCGAGCCTTTTTTCGTACTCTTGGGCTTTCTCGAGAGCTTTTTTGTACCGCTCAGCAAGGGATCGATAGAATCCAGCACGTTTGTTTCTTCCTATTTCGCTGTTTATTCGCTGTTTCAGACCAGCGCCAGTTATACTTCGCCCTGTCTGCGTCGTCAACCAGTTAGCTACCTCAGTGTATGTGTATTTCTTGACGTATTTCTTGGCTAACTCTAACGCATCCAGTTCTTTCTTCACCGGATGGAACCAATCGTCGTCTCCTTCCTCCTCTTTATAGCCAAAAGGAACGCTTAGTGTGTGTCTCCATTTAGGAATGGGGACATAGCGTTCCTTCTCTACAGGCTGAGGAAGAATCCAACTACCTAAATATCTCTCACTCATTGTCCTTGGCAGGCAACAACATCACACCACCACCGCCACTCACCTCAATCTTCTCTGTCTTGATGAGACCAGCGCGGTCTAACAAGTCTTTGGCAGCGTTCAGCTTCTCTTTGATGCCAAGCTGCGTAGGATCGTCAATGCCCCCAATGACAGCCATAGCGGCCTTAGGAGCGTTCATAGCGATGTAGAGCTTGGTAGCCTCTAACACCTCTTCTTTGAGACCAGCCATGAGCATTTTGGTGCTGTAGCCCTGGCTATACCCAGCCAACAGCTTAGCCCTCACCGGATCACCACCGGCTTCAGCAAACAACACTTCCAAAAACTTCTTCTGCTGCTCTGTCAGTTCTTTTTTCATTACACCCTATCCTTAGGTACTTCGCATTTGAAACCAAGACTTGCCTTGATGTTTCGAGAATGCAGACGTTCTTCTATGTTCTTTACGTCTTCTATTGTAGCTGCAACACATTCCTCATATGTGCTGTATGTCTTGTTGTCTGTTCTAGTCAAGAGACTGCATTCGCCACCAATTAAACATATAGCAATGAGAGGTGCAAACATCTCTACAGCCTTTCTGCAAAATACTCCCTAGTCCTCACCGTTACAGTGATGACGCTGGTTGTTGCAGCGCTACCTGTAATCTTGTCATTCTTATCCAAGTACAAAGCGTTTGTCAATTGAACAACGCTGTTGGCTTTGATGATGGTGTCGTTGGTTAACGCATATGACGTAGCTGTTGTTGCTTCATACCAGTTCAGGTCTACTCTGACATCACTACCACTTGTGTTAGTGATGACAATGGAATCAACCTCGGCTTTGAAGGCACCAGGAACAACGTAGACATCAGCCGTTGACGTAGTCAACACCTTCCCTACACTTCTATTCTTGTTTCCTGTCATGTCAAGTCCCAGAACGAAAACGTAGCAAGAGCACTATGTGTGCCACTGAGAGTACGAGCAGCAATGGTGTATGTATCACTGACACCAGCCAGCGTTCTTCCAAGCTGCATAGAGAAGTTGTAATCCCTATTGTTAGAGACAGAAGAAGAGGTTTGGTTGCTCTCTGTGGTGTATACACTATCAACAATGGTGCCGCCAGAGACACCAGTGGCTGATATGTCAAATTCCACATTGTCAGACGTTGTTTGCGCCCACGAAGCAGATGTTAGCGTTGCATTCTTAATGAGCTGTATCTCAAACGTTGTTGAAGCTGAAGAAATAGGCAACGCACTGTAGCCATCAGGAATGACAACAGAATCAAGCCTGGCGCTGTCAAGACGAATGGACACTAGAGGAACCAGTGTTGTACCAACAGAGGCCGCTGACGTCCTTCTAGCCGTCTGCAAAGGCACTCTCTTTTCATAGCCGCCTTCGCTGATGACAGTGGAGCAAATCTGCTTCATTGTCCTGCTGCCATCTGTTGCCCCTGTGTTGGTAATTTCATAACGCAGAGGAAGGATAGCCGTTGTCATGTAGACAAGTGCAAGAACGTTTGCATGATTGAACGTGTGGCAGACAATGAACAAGCCATTGATTACAAAGCCTGTTCTGACACTACCAACACCCAACCACTCAAAGTCTTGCCAGAATATCTGCGCCTTTGTAGAGTCGAGTGTGTAGCCTGAAGGGCCTGTTCCGTCTAGCTTGTCTCCGTTCCAACTAGACTGAGCAACAACGTTGTTGACGACACCACCACTGGTGTATGTACGTCTAACCATCCTCAGTTCTGTTCCGCTTCTCTCGAAATAGACACCGTTCTGAAGACCAAAATAGCCAACCCTGCAACGAACATTCGCATGTGTTGCAGGCATGACAAACGTGTTCATAGACAACAAAGACTTACCAGGTTGGTAAGCAAAGACACGCTTTGTTTCTCTAACTATTTCGTCGCCGCTGGCGCTAGTGACATTAAGGAGGACAGAAGATTCATTGACAGCATGAGTGCAAGTAGCGCTGCCAGATAGAGACTCATCGAAATCACTACTCTTTGCATATCTGTTTTGGCTGTCAAAAAGCGTGATCGGAGCACTAATACGAGTACGCCCAAAAGCATCAGCGCTAGTACCACCAATTGATACTGGCTCATTTAGCGTTACCAGCGCTGGATAGCTTGTTATCGACATTACTTCTTCTTCATCCTACGGGCTTCTGACAAAGCAATTGCGATTGCTTGCTTAGGGCTCTTCACCACTTTGCCACCAGCGCCGCTATGAAGAGTGCCTTCCTTAAATTCCTTCATCACCTTACCAACCTTGGCTTGTTGCACAGCACCGCCCTTTGCAAGACCAGCAGGAGGCATGATTTGTTCATATCTCTCGCCCATCTTACGACGTTTTTCCTTGTCTTCCCATTCACGCATCATATCCATAGCTGCCTTATTCGGAGGCATATCCTCAGGCTTCATCTTCTTATCAAAAACAGGAGCAGGCTTCTTAGCCTCTGTCTTCTTCTTTACTTCACCGCCTTTAGCCATTTTCTTCACCATGCCTCCCTTACGTAAACCAACAACATCTTCCTTATTGATAAGCTCTTGCTGCTTATCCAGTTCTTTTTCGTATTCCTCTTGCATACGACGACGTTCTCTACCTTCTTGAGCGTTTTCATAAAGCTGTCTAGCCGTGTCCCCAGCAGCATAGCCAGCACCAGCAGCACCGCCTAAATAGGCAAGTCTGCTTCCAGTACGAAGAGCGCCTCTGACAGCCGCTGCTTTTGTCTGTAGCCTGCCAAAGTTTTTTTCATTCTCTGTAAGCCCCTCCTTAGTTTCACCACTAAGGGCTTTACGCATTCTTTCAATGTCAGTCTTCTGAGACTTGACAACATCTTCTTTTACAGAAGCACCCCAACGATTGGCATTGCTTTCACCAGGAGAACGATTGGGCTTCTCATCTGGCATACTTTCCTTGTTCCGTTGAACAGGCTTTTCTTCGCCAAAACGTCTACCAGAGCCTTTTGTTTCTTTTTCTAATTTGCTCTTTACTTTTTTAACAGGGTTAGTAGCCATTATTTCTTTCCCTTCTTAGGAACACCGACAGCAATGAGAACAGCCATGCCTTTAGCGCCTCGCTGCGGCTTGTTGGTCTTGTCCTTCATCAAGCACTTACCCGCCTTCTTGCACGCGGTAGGGCTAGAACATCCTTCACACATCTTCATCTTTGTAGCAGGCATCACTTCTTCCCTTTCTGAGCAGCAGGAACAGAAGCTCCACACATTGCCTTAATAACACCGCCCTTGGCATAACCAGGCTTCTTCTTAGCCATACCACCCTTGGCATATTCAATGTTGTCTTCTTCTCTGGTGCGAGAACGAGGAGACCTAGACGTCTTGTCTTCCTTCATCATACGCTGTCTCTTAGCCTCTTCAGCAGCAGCGGCTCTACCCACTCTATTCTCAGCAATTTGCTTACGAGAAGCAGCACCTCTGGCAGTGGAGACAGCAAGCTCTGCTTCCTGTTCCGCTGTAAGACGACCGCTGGTTTCCTTTTTAGCTGCTGCTCTAGCACCACCACTAGGATAGGCTTCATCAACCTGCTTGACAATTTCACGCCACTTAGCAGGATCAGCACCCTCAGGAACCTTCTCACGCCAATTACCACTCTTGTCCGCACGCATAGCCTTCAGAGCAGCAGCAACAAGACCAGCAGCACCACGACCAGGAATGAGAGCAGCTTCAGGATAGACACCTTCAATGGCATCACGACCAGGACGAGCCATTTCACGGCTCTTAGCAGCAACACCCTCCATCACCCTAGACTTGTCCTCGTAGGCCTTATTAGGGGCCTTCTGAGACTCTCCAGCAACGTCAGTGCTGTAGCGCTGGCCTTTGTACATAAACGTCTTCTCGCCCGCTCTACGAGCGTCTCTGAAGGCTTCATTGAAGTTGAGGAATTCCATATTAGTCTCTGTATTTGCTAACCTTCTCAGCTATTTTCTTAGGCTGAGCAACAAACTGCTTACCACGGCTAGCGCCTTCGCGCTTAGCCCGCGTTGTAGCAGCATATTCAGAAGGCGTCAATGCCTTAATTGCCTTCTCAGGCAAATAACGCTCTCCTGTTTCTGACGAAGGCTTCCCAGACTTCGTTGTCCATTTCTGCTCTGTCCATTTAGACAAGCTCTTCTGAGCCTCTGTCTTAGAGCCGGTGTAGCTGCCACCTTTGTCTTTGTAGAGCTTGCCTGCTAGCTGTGCCTTCCTAGCTGACCATTCCCCAGCGTCACCACCTTTGCTGCTAGCTTTAACATCAGCAACAACCTGCTTCCATAGCTTTTCATTAGTGCGGGGCATTTTATTTAGTCACAGAAGCAGAAGCAACAGCTACACATAGTTCTTTAAATTCATCAACACTTAAAGTCCCACGCATCATATTTATTCTTTTGTGTACAAGCTGTACATTATCTTCAGTGTAGCCACAATTATTATCTATCCGATCTAAAGAAGCAGTGTGGTCCCAACCAACTTCAGACCAGTAAATAGGCATACCAGATAAAGCACAGCAGAAATTTTGTTGTTGATATAACACATCAACAAATTCTGGTGTTAACTCCCAACTATATCCCCTAGAAATAGCGCTTTTATAAAAAGAGTTATACCATGCGAGACGAACACTACCAATCATTCCTGCCGGGTTGTTTGAGATATTGCTGCATCTTTTACAAATTTGTCTTATGTTATGGGCACCAATACAATAGTTTCTTCTCGCGTGTGATATTTTTTCTCCGCATCCAGGACAAAAACGAATCCAACGACCTGTGTCGTTCTTAAAAACACCGTTGGGAATTTCTAACGCATCCATATCAACAATTCCAAGCCCTAAGGCTCTTGTTAATACGGCTATTGGGGTCTTTAGCGGCTTTAGCGCCTGTGTTCTTCTCTTTCATGCCCTGCATACGAGCACAGAAGCTAGCACGCCTGGCAGCATCCTTCTTAGTCTTTGGCTTAGGCGCAGGAGCCTGCAAATTGCCTCCAGTGGCTTTGTTGTAGGAAGCCCTACCTTTAGCATTCAACCCACCTTCAGGGTCTTTACCTTCCTTACGTTGCCACGCCGGTGTCTTCATTTCATAGCCCCATCTTTTCTACGAGGAAAGCTCTTATTCTTTGACGGAGCTTGCACCATCAAATTACTACGCTCATTGCTGCCGCCTTTGCTCAACGCCCTCTTATGAGCAACATCCTTGCCATCGACAGCAACACCCTCTTTCTTTAACAAAGCCCTGGCAGCGTTTCTTTTAGCTCTGTCAGCGACAACAGACGGCTTACCGTCGTATTGCTGTTGCTTCTTATAATCGCGTTTGCCGTTGGTCATATAGGGCATATTTATCCCCTCCATCCTTCTTTCTTCATCGCAGCTTCAACGAGAAACAAAGGAAACAACAAACCACATCGCTTTTCCATCGCTGCTCTAACATAGTAAACATCTGAATGATAACCAACAGAAGAACACTTCTCTTCTCTTCTAAATATTTCATTCATAGCCTCTGAATAAACACTATGAGGCTTCTTATAAATCTTATGCTGAAGTTGTTCTCTTGTTTGAAACATTTGAGTTGTTGTTGGAGATGTAGGCTATATAGACTATGTAGTCTGGATAGACACATCTTGGTACATAGGCTATATAGCTACCGTGCTTAGATTGTGTTGTTGTTTTTGATGATGAAGCTAAATTGTAGCTTTTAAGAACAACATTAGCGTTTATTAGAGAAACATAAACGCTCATAAACGCTCATAAACGCTCATAAGAGCAACATTAGCGTTTATTAGAGAAACATAAAAGCTACATTTTAGCTTGTTAGAGCTACATTATCATGGTGTCTTGTTATATAGACTACGTATGGAATAGCTTGATATATTTCTGACTATTCAATAACGCTGTTGTTGTCCATCTTAGAAAACACCTACAACTATATTTAGACAATAGTGCCCCTAACCCATAGACACCTATGAGTTAGGAGCAGAGGAGCAATATTTTATTGCCCCACCTAAGAAGACCTCTGTCTTCCTGGCTGCACATCGCTGTCTTACTAGCGCCCTCGACTGTGCAATCGTAGGATTGTTCGGGAGTTGCACCCTAAGCCATCTCTGGCATACCTATACCGTTTATGTCACGGGTGGACTAACGCCAATTTGTAGTATCCCAATTTCCTTTACCATGATTACACTCATGACAAAGTATCTGCAGATTGTCTATGTCTAAAGAAAGTTCTGGAAACAGCTTTCTTGGTTTGATGTGATCAACGTTCATTATAGCGCCTGTCGCTGGTGTTGCCCCACAACACTGACAACGTGGTCCATACTTCTTTAGCGCTACCATCCTCAGTTTTCTCCATTCAAAACTCTGGAGAAAGTTGTCTATCTTTTTCTTTGGTACACAAAGAACAATATCTTTGTGTTTTTCAATGAAACTTCTTTTGTTGTAGTCTTTGTCTGGAAGTGTAGCTCCATCCTCAACTAAACAGCTTATACACACATCTATTAAAGATTCGTCCTTTAGTAGGGTTCTCTTTAATTTATGTTGTACATATTTGCGAATAACGCTTGTTCTGAGCGTTCTACGTTTGTTCATGATGGCTTCCTTTAGATTTGTGTACGCAACACGTTCTAAATACAGCCCCACGTTGATGCCTTTGTTGCTCACCCCTGGTAGGCATCTTTGTCTTTGTTGCTTCACCCAGGTGTAGACGTCCATGAAGCAGACTGGCGTATGTTATACACAGGATGGGGTTGTTGTCAATGGCTTTGTTGATGGGGAAGCAATTTTTCACTTCTGTGGGCGACGTTGTATACAACTAACGCGCCTACCCCCCGTGGCCCAGGCCCGCCCCAGCTAGGCCAGACTAGGGCAGCAAGGGCAGGTGCGACGCGACCTAGCTAGGTTAGCCCTCAGCATCGTAGACAGCTAAAAAGCCTTATGAATCAACAACTTAGCGCGGTTTCGTGGACGCTGAATCAGGACGCAGTTTTTGGGGCTAAATGAGAATCATTCTCATCTTCCTGCAGGGTAGGTCCAATCGGGCCGTGTCTGTGTATAACTTCACGCGCACATACGCGCACATACGCGCCTGGACGCACATACGCGCACATACGCGCCTGGACGCACATACGCGCACATACGCGCCTGGACGC